CGAGTCAAGGATGAGAATATGAAGTCCGTTGACAAAGCCATTAATTGTTTTGAAGAGGGCGATGAGGAAGTTGAGCTTTATTGCAAGGATGTTATAAGGGATCACCCAGATGTTTCTTTGGCCTCACCTGAACGTGTTTATGTGCCAGCAGATTCTGGTTACGACCCTCAAGATTGTGGTTTTATTACGCACGAGGTATTCTTGCCTCTTCGCAAAATTAGACAGAATGTTGATGGTAAGGGCTGGGATAAGAAGGCGGTTGAATCAATCACGCAGTATAAGGGCGTTGATTTGACGAAGATGACGGATATTGAAAAGGATTTGAGGGAAGGGATTACGAGAATGCAGAACCCTTCCGAGCTAGTGAAGATTTGGGAGTTTTATGGGTGGATGGATTTGGATGAGGATGGTGAAGAAGAGAAGGTTCTGATTACGGCGGCTCCTGAATTCTCACAAGTATTAAGAGCCATTTCAATTCCATACGATAACGGTAAATTTCCATTCGTTAAATTCTTCTATGAATTGATTGATGATCGGTGGTTCAGCCATCGTGGTGTCATTGAGATTATGGAAGATATTATAAAGGAAATTGATATTCAGCACATGTCTAAGCTGGATAACATGACGATTCGTAATGCTCCGATGTTTGTTTACAGGGCTGGAATGGTCAACCCAAATCAAGTCCAATTTATTCCAAATCAAGGCATTCCTGTTCACGGCATGAATCCTTTGAGCGACACATTGGCTATGATTAATAATCAAAATAGTAATGTTGATTACTCATACGAAAGGGAAGAGCAAATTCTTGAGATGAAGGTTCAAGAGTTGATTGGGCAGACTGATTTCAGCCTTCAGAGCATGATTAATAGGCGGCAACCAAGGACGCTTGGAGAAGTTGAGATGCAACAGCAGTCTCAGCAATCCGTTTTTTCCTTAGATGCTGAAGTGGTTAAAGGATCATTTGAGGAAACAATCAATTGGATATGGGATTTGTGGTGTCAGTATGGTTCGGAAGAATATGAATTCGACTATTTTGGAAAAGATGGATATGAAAAGATTAAGATTGGAAAAGAAGACCGCCAATCTGTATCGAAGATTTCAGTTCGCGGTAATGACCAGAACACTTCTCCGCAGATAAGGCTTCAGAAGACGCAGATGGTTCTTCAAATGGTTTCCAATCCAATTGCGCTTCAAACTGGAGTAGTAACTCCTCAAAACATTGCAGAAACTTACAAGCGAGCTTTTCAAGAAATGCAGATTGATAATTGGGAGATGCTTGTTAATGACAAGCCTCAGCCTCCTCCGAATCCAGAACAGCAGAAGAATCCTCTCTTTGAAAAGTTGTCAATGACGATGGCTGATTTGACTGATTCTGAGAGAGCGCAGATTTTGATGCAGTTGGGAATTAAGCCAGATATGCAAACGAGAGCTTTAGATAAACAACATGAGTTAATTCAAACCCAAATGGATCATGCTGATAATTTGAAAGCCCACGAAGCTAAAATGACTGGGCATCAGGTTTCGGCTTTGGCCCATTTAATGAGAGGTCAATCAAATGGTGGTAAGGAAAAGTCAGCGAACTGAAGATAGGTTGGTTTATTTAAGGCAGAAGATTTCAGATGCAGATATTGTTGTCAGAGAGTTAAACGCATCTCCGTCTTGGCAGATTGTTTTGAGAGATTTGAGTGCTACCAACAAGAAGATTGATGATTCTTGGTCTGGAGTGTTTGATGATAAAAAGCTAAATGAACTTCGCATCACGAAATTATCAGTAATGTATTTGATTAACCTTCTGCAAACTTATGAATCGGATAAGCGAGTTGCTGAAGAAGAACTTTATAAAATTATGAATCCAATGAGTGTTGTTAATAAGGATTACGACACCGAAGGGATTGATGAGCAACCTTTTGGAGATAATTTAGATGGACATGAATAGCCCAGAACTTCCCAAGTCGGCTGGTGTTTCGATGCCAGAGATGGGTGCTGAGATGCCTCAATTGGCAATGCAACACAATACTGGCGATGCCATGTTGCTTGCTCACCTTATTTATGCGGAAGGGGCTGGCGAGAAGGATGATTTTAAGACGATGGTTGGGTCGACTGCGCTTAATCGCCTTGAGGCCAATAGACCAGAAGAGTTTGGTTCGTCATTAGGCGAGGTTGGTTTTAAAGGTTTTTCTTCGGTGACGGGTGATAAGTTTAGCGAAGCCGCTTCTATGAGTTTTAAGGATAAAACAAGTGAGAATGCGTGGAAGAGAAGTTATCAGATTGCTAATGGGTTGCTTAGAGGAACCATCAAGCGTCAAAAAGGGCAGTTCTTCCACACCCCTAAAGAAATTGCTCATAACACTAGAAAGAAATCATTTAATTACAAAGCAGTCAAAACCATCGGCACAATCAAATCATCGAAAGGGCCGTTTAAGGTTATGAGTTACTAATGAGACAAGAGGCTAGGTGTCCAAAGTGTAAGAAGTTGTTATTTATTATCACCAGTTTGGACACTAAGGTCAAAGGCATTGAGATTAAATGTACCCGATGCAAAAACATCGCCATTTATCTCGACTCGCACGACAGTGCGTTAACTGTCACACAATAAAATAATAAGGAGTCTGCATGACAGACGATATTAAGGATGTATCTGCGGAGTCATCCACCGTTACTCAAGAACAGGTCGTTAACACAGAGCCGTCAGTTTCGACCCCTGACATTACGGCACAAATTCCCTTGGAGCAGGGTCAAGTTCCTCCAGCAGTTGAAGCGGTAGACGAGTTTGGCGTTCCTTGGAAGAACAGGGCTTTTGAGCATCAACGAAAAAGTCAGGAGTTAGCTGAGAAACTACCCAATCTTGTTGAGCAGAAACTAAAGGAAGTTCTACAAAACAATCGTCAGGAACCACAAAAGCAGAAGTATTCCATTGCGGAGCTGGAGCAGTTCGCAATCTCTAATCCTAATTACCGCCATTGGGCCGAAGAAGAGAAGGAAAAGATTCGTCTGGAACAATTTGAGTCCAGATTAGAGTCGAAGCTTTTATCTTCAAAAAAGGAGCAGGAGACCCAACATCTTAAACAGCAATCGGAACAATTTGTAATCAACAAGTTTCCGAATATGTTTGTTAAAGATCAGATGGGGAACATCCAGTGGAATCAGAAAGACCCGCAGACATCTTTAGTTCATAACTATCTGCAAGACCCATCGCTTCAGGGCAATCCTAAAGCTTTGGAGATTGCATCAAGACTTGCCTACGCCGATATAGCAATGCAACGCGGGAATACAACCCAGAGAACTCAAGAACAGCTGAAGTCTCAGGTTAAGAGTCTTGAAAAGAAAACTATGGCAGAAGGTGGCGGGAAACAAACCCAAGTGGAAACTAAAGCACCGACTCGTCAAGCAATTGAGAAGTTTACCCAGACTCGCTCAATGAAGGATGCGTCAGTTGCGGTTTCTGAAATATTTAAACAAATGGGAATTCTGAAAGAATAGGTAAATTAACATGGCAACATCTCCTCTAGCGTTCAGTTATGACGATTTGTCGGTTCGGCAAGACCTTCTTGACGTTCTTACGAATTTGTCACCAACTGACACGCAATTAGTAACAGGTTTGGCCACCTCAACGGCCTCTAACGTACTCCATGAATGGCTCATTGATACGTTGGGATCGCCGAAAGCCAATGCGTATGTTGAAGGTGCGGATGCTTCGTATCCTCAGCTTACCAACCCTAGCCGTCTTTTTAACTATACCCAGATTTTTCGCCAAGGGTATCAGGTTAGCGATACGGAACGGGCAGTCAATACGGCGGCTTTTAATGACCGCTATGCTTACGAAGCCACGAAGGGTCTCCGAATGCTCAAGAACGACATGGAATATGCAATCATGCGTGGTTCTTTGGCTTGCGGAACTGGTTCTGCGGCTCGTCAGCTTCAGGGCATCAAAAACTTCCTGAGTCTCGTATCCGCTCAGTCTGGTGTTTCGTTGACGGAATCTGCGCTCAATGACTATTTCCAGAATGTTTGGACTGCGACATCGACGGAAGTTAGTGCTGTGTATGCTGGTATGTACATGAAGCGCAAAATCAGCGGATTCACTGGTACTGCGAATTATAAGCAGATTGCCGTTGAAGATCGCCGATTGATTAATGCGGTTGATGTGTATTCTGCTGACGCGGCCAAGATGGTGAAGTTGTTCGCTCACCGTCATGTCACGATCTCTGGCGATACTAACTACGATTTGGTTGGTCTGGCTGAAGATTATTGGCGCATCGCTTACCTTCGGAAGCCGTTTACTCGTGAGATTCCTCGCACGGGTGATGCTACCAAG